AATTTAAGCTTGCCACGTGCCCTCGTTGCGTTGTAAGTGGGTTGTAATGAACCGTTCCGCGTTCAAACTGTTGGTGATACGCGCGTCTAGTTCGATTATCTCTAATGCCCTTATAGGCCTTATAATAGGCATCTTGATCGCTCATACCTTCCCTTTTGAACCTGCGATATGCTTGAAATTCTGGGTCACGACCATGTTTATGACCACTACTATCGTGTGCTACAAACCCTAAAATCTTTGACAGATCTAATGCTTTTTTGGTTATGTCGGCACCACTCATATTTTTCGTTGGTGCATTGTCCTTTAATACTCTTGTACCAGTTATGGCTGGGCGCAGCCCGCGCGTAGCCTTAGCATTTTCTGGCTGATTAGCACCTGCAGGTTGTTTAGCATTTTCTGGTTGTTTAGCACCTGCTGGTTGTGTTTCGAAAAATGCAGTTACACTCTTTGGTATCTCATTAACAAAACCAGAAGAGACTCCATCATTCTTGAACGCGTGCATGACGCCGCGCATGGCCATGCGATCACCACCCATTGCTTCATAGGTAGCTTTACCAACTTCCGCAATTTGCTTCGCCCGCTCAAACCGATACATAACGTTTGGGTCTCGCCAATTCAAATTGGCAGTTGGACTAACCCCCATAAGTTTTGCTATGTGAGCAGAATGTCCAGCTACATTACCTGGCGTATAATATGCAACGTACTCTTGAATATTCTTAACTTTCTTGCCAGTCACATAAGCCATAGTCAACCGTGTAGAAGCAGCCGCACCAGCAACTGGATTCTTAAACATGATCTGATTCGTTCCTTCATCTTTCTCCGAAGAAACACCAGCCATGTACTTACTAAGTGCTTGTTTTTGCCAATCTGAACCAGAATATTTGATGTTGCCTGGGTTGAACGATCTACCACCCATTGAGACCTTTTGACCACCATAAAACGAGTTGACATTCAGTGTGTTGCCTATGGTGTATTTTTGGCCTGATGGTGACGACATGGCACCACCTTTTGCTGTTGAAAAATTAACATCAGCTGGGCTAGAAAACCCTGGTGCATTTGAACCAGCACCAACATGAGAACCAACTGATCCCATATTGTATCGTTGGCCGCCGCTATAGTTACCGCCGCCGCCATATTTACCACCATAACTAGGCATACCCATGCCACCACTAGGCATACCCATTAATGGCATAGCACCACGAGCAGCAACAGCTTGTGCACTACCTAATCTACCCATATTACCTTGAACAAACTCAAATCCAGGTGGTAATTGACCAAACTTTAAAAATTGTGACTTCTGTTGCTCAATTTGTTGACGCAAAAATTGTGACTGAAAATCTAATTGCCCCCTACTAGAATCACGCTGTGCTAATCTAATAATTTCATCCATTGCACCAAACCCAGTTTTAGTTTGGTCTTCTTGTTTCAATACTGCTACTTCATTGATAGCTGCTTTTGTTAATCTTTTTGCACCAAGATTCATTTGACCACTGCGTACATTACCTACACTACTTGGTATCCCACCACCATAATCAATGTCATCACCCATAGTTCCATAATTTTTACCAGAAATAATTCTTCTATTTGCTCTCTTTTTCCTGGATGCCATCCGATCCAATTCATTTCTAATTCCAGGACCAACTGTATTCAGTAATTGTTGTTTTTGTCGTTCCGTAATGTTTAAACTGTTTAAATCACTCATTAATGAACTAATTGCAGATTTTCGATAACTGGGATCAGAACTTTTTTTAAATTTTTGATTTGCATTTTGAATTGCAAGTCTTCCTCTTTCCATTAGTGGCAAATTAGTATTTTCAAATGCTTTTTGAATTTGAGTGATATTTTTATCAGCAGTGTTTCTTGTTGAGAAATCAACTTTCTGTTTCATTCTTGTTATAGCATCAGACACACCAAATTCACTATCTTTACCAATGGCCTTTTCAAGATCCTTAATATCATTTAAAATATCAGTTTCATTTGGACCAAGACCAACACTCAAAGTACCTATAGCACCTATAGGACCAAACCTTGCAGCTCCAGGTGCTGTCCTGGCAACAACTGAAATAAGTGCTTTAATTGCCGCCCTAAGTTTAGCTGATTTAGCAGTAAATAAAGCGGCAGCTGATGCAGCACCACCACGTACCACAGAACTTTTCAATAATTGATTTAAAATATTACCAGAACCTGTACCTGTTCCACCACCACTAACAACTTGGTCTCTAGGCGTCATTCCACGTACATTTACACGCTCAGATTGTTGATTCATCTCCCTCATGATTAATCTAAACTTGGTATCAAAATCACTGAATTGTTTATCAACCTTATTGTCTAATGCATCAAACTTTTTATCTAAATCTTCAACACTTTTAACTAAACCATTTAAATTCTTTAATTCAACAGCATTTTTTTCTAACTTCTCAATTCTATTATTGACTTTATTGAAATTCTCATCAATAACCTTTACTGCATCATTAATACCTAAAAACTTATTTCGAATTGCTTCAAATTTTTCATCAGCATTACCTTTTGTTACATTATCATCAAATCGACCACGTGACTTTGCTCTAATAACATCACCAACAACACCCATTCTACCCGATATTCTATCAACAAATAAAGATTTAAATTCTTTAAAACGTTGTCCTGGTCTTGCACTTCTAGACTTCAATACCGCATAACCAAGAGATTGCCCTAGTAATCCTGTAACAGCTTGGGTTTTTGCTCTTTCAACAGAACTTTGAAAAAGATATTTTGGAATATCAGTAAATCTTTCTGGACCACGAGCAAGAAATTCTTCTCTTGCTTGTCGTTTCCTATATCCCTTTACAATTTCTCTACCTTTAGCAAAATTTGTTGGTTTTCTAGCCATTTAAAATCTTCTTCTTGATAATGCTTCTTGTTTTGCTTGTTCCTGCAACATTTCCTCTTTTTGCACTTCAATATGTTCAGTTAATAAACTTACATACAAATCTTTCTCAAACGGAATCATATTTTCATATTCTGTTAAACTAAACATCTTATGAATATGAGTCAAAGTAAACGCTGATTTATAATAGTTTTCCAGCGAACCATGACTCATTACAACATAAAAAAATCCTCTAGTGTCCTGAATTCAATTGTTCTCTCATCACCATTTGCATTTTTATACTTCTCACTATGATACATCGATGGCATATTACTTAAAAAATCTTGAATATCATCAAATGCCTTAGATGGAATGGAATCAATGAATTCTTCTAGTTCATCCTTGTTTGCATCTTTACATATATGAATACTATCACCCTCAATAATCTTATCCATACATGCACGTAACATATAATCAAATACTTTATCATCATCCATTGAATATAAATTCTTATCAAGATACATTGACACATTAGGATATTTCATTTGTAAAATAATACCATTGGAAATTTCAATTGAAGTATTCACATCTTTATCAAATTGCACTTCAATTTTATTCAAATCGATTTCAAAATTATATGTTTTTTCATCATCATTATCTCGAAATGCAAGTTTTGCAATATTGGAAACAGAGTTTGCTCTAATTTTAAGAAAAATATATTCAAGGTCAAACATTGCTAATTCTTCAACTTTAAAATCACCATCCATTGCACAATTATTAATTACTTGTACAACAGAATTTAATTGGTCTGCTCTATCTTCTGCTTGTTTTGCCATTAAAAGAATTTTTTCTTCTTTGACAAGCATTGCTCGAAATTTTGATTTCTTTTTGGTTGATGGAATAGTCAACTCAAAGGTAGGATGTTGGATTTTTGGTAAAGCCATATTATAGTTCTCCTATTATGTAAAACTTGGGTTGGTATCTCTTAATTCATAATCCCAATCTAGATATTCTAATGTTACTGTAAAATTTAAAGTGGAATTAGTATCACCCCAATTCAAAGGAACATCAAGAATATTAGATGGAAAAGCTTCGTAACAAATAATTTTTTGTCTTCTAATTCCTCTCTCATCAAAAATATGTAATTCTACATCTACAGCATACTCACTTTTATAACTTAATTCATATGGAGACAATCCAGGATAACTTGCAGTTGATTGAATCATACCACCACTTCCATTAATTGCATTTCTTTGGTGTGGTATTATAAATGACATCCATTCTGTAAAAAATTTCCACATATCATTATTACCATCTGATATAAAATTCATTTGTAATTGTTGAAAATTAGGACCAAATGGACGTTTTTCATTAGGACCATATGTCCATCTTCTCACGTCACCCATTGCAATTTGATATCCAGGAAAATTTATTGATTGACAATAATATTCCACACTATTTGAAAAACCATTAGTGTAATTATTCAACAAAACAGGTGGTGTTGTTGTTCTGAAAAGAAAACGATTGGTTCTTAATACACCATTTCTTTTATTGATTTGGCCTTTAATACTACCTGGACCATCGATGGTGAAAGCCAATTAAAATCTCCTCATTTTTTGTCTGGATTCTCTCCAAATCTGTTGTTTTGATGCCTTCTCAAATCGTTCTGTTGGTAAATATAATGCCATTTCCCAATCTTCATTACGTAATTTATATATTCTAGAAACAAGATGATTGTTCAAGTATCTCTTAACACATGGAGCATAATATCGAGTACTCGAAATACGTTTTAATATACTATAACTAATTTGTGTACGTCGTTTTTCATTAATTTCATTTGAGTTTTCTACTTTATATACTCTTTCATAAAGTGTTTCCATAAGGATAAATCGTAATCTTGGTGGTAAGTAGTGTAGATTAAGACCAAGAAATCCATTATCATAAATTTCAATTGGTATAACGAGTGGGAATCTATCATAATATGGTAATGTTGCTTTAAGTTTTGGATCATAATAGAATGTTACCATTTTACCTATATGAATTGGTGATATTCTATTAATAAGTCTTTCTCTATCTCTAAAGAATTCATTTCCAGCGACTCTTTTACCAGTAAGACTTTTTGCCATTTGAGCAAAAGATTTAATTGACCCTTTAGCTTTTGCTTTTAGGTCTGTAGTATTAAATTGTTCACGTATTTTATCGAAAATATTTGCCATTAGAATTTGATACCTAATTCGTGTTCTGTTAGGATAATAAATTTATATTTTCTATCTGCACAAAATTCTTTAGCTGCTTTCCATTTAGCTTCATTTACTGCATATGTCATTGCTTCTGTTATCATACGTTTAGTTTGTTTTCCATTCATTTTTGGTGGCATTGTTTGTGCCTTTGGTTTTATTTCAATTACAAGTGTTTCAATGACTCCATCTTTTTGTTTTTTTACAAGAAAATCAGGAAAATATCTATGTACTTTATTATCCTTTGGTGATAAATAGGGTATAAAGAATTCTTCTGAACACCATTTTAAAACATCGGGATGATTATCCAGATATAGCATGAATTTGGATTCCCATCGAGAACGATAAATAATATTCTCATGGTCTCCAATGTATTTATTCGGATTTTTAGGTTTAAAGTATCCTTTATAAGTTTTCATGGTATTATTTATATAAATAGTAATAAAGAAATTTTTAAGGAAATTAAATGGTCAGCAACGTAAATGAACCATCTGGTTACATTGGAAGATCAAGAACAGATCCTAATCAAGATTTGGATGATACTACTTCTTTTAGTGCTAGGAATAGTAAACCATGAATAGTAAACCATCATCTAAAATTTCAACTAATCAAAATAGCAAATCTATTGCAACACTACAATATCCACAAAGAGATTTTCCTAAGTATCATACTACAATTTATCAAATGGACCCTGGTAATTTAGTTCCTGATGTAAGTGGAACAGATGGACCGAGTGTTTCTGATATTGGACAGAGAATTGTAGAAGATATCAGAACGTCTTTTAAAAATCGATCTTCATCAAAAGGTATAAAGACAAAAAATATTATAAAAATCCCATTGCCTATTCGTGGATTACAGGACCAATTTGATGTTATGTATGATCAAAATTT